AAGACATGGGGTCCCGAGGCGGGTAATGTTAGAAAAACAAATACATCTGGTAGTTATACCGTAATAACCGTTGTTTATATTAATACAATTAACGGTAATTGGGACTCGATGTTGACGTTTGGGGAGGCGTTGAACAGCGTGGGATTGTATTGGACCCCCGAAGGGAGGTTCGAAGGAATCTTCGGCGTGCAGCGTATGGGAAATGCGGGGGTTCTGAAGCATGTCTCCACTATGAAAGACAAACCCATTATTATCGTGTACCGTATTTTGGAAAATTCAACAATGGAACTTCAAATGTGGGACATCAACAACCCGGACATTATATTATTTTACAGGACTGTTACAGCTTATCCCAATTCGGTAGATAATGCTTTTAAAAACGCAACGCATGCACCTTTGTTTATCGGTTGTAACCATTATGTTAGGGGGGCGAACCCTTTGTGGTCAATGTCAAACCATCACCACGGAGAAACCATAATGTACAATCGTTATTTAAACGATACCGAGATAACCGATACCAAAGAGTTCTTGGTAAATAAATGGAGTCCTCGTTAGTGTAAACAAAAATCTTTGTTAGTTTTATTATCAAATGTCAACGGAGGATGTACTCGAAAACGAATCAACAGTGCCCCCCCCCATATGCCCCAAACCCAGGAAGACGGTGTATCCGAGGACTCGAGACCACATTGTTTTATTACGATTTCATGTTGTTTTATTTCAAGTTTACAACAAAAAATGGTAATTCTTTTAGTTAATGGTAATTCTTTTAGTTAATGGTAATTTAGTTTTAGTGTATTTTTTTTTCAAAAAAAGGGAGAAAATTCTTCTAATTGGAATAGGCAAGGCCACCCATCCCCGCTTGGATACGAAGCACGTTGTTCGAGATGGCGTACACCAGGAGCTCGGAATCGTTACCCATCTTGTTTGAGTCGTTAATCTTGTTGAGGGTCAGGGTCACGTTATCGAGACGGGAAAAGTTGGCGGTACCGGAAGGCTGGTGAGCCTCCGGGTTGAGGGCGAAGGAGTAGGTGTAGATGTACTTGGAAGGGATCCTGGTGAAGTGCTGGTAAGGCTGGACCAGACGGAAGTAAGAGGCGTCGCGTTCGGTGAAACGGTCGTGGCCGTTGAACTGAAGCTTGCAGGTCTCAAAAGCATCGCCCGCGGGAACGGCACCGTCGTAGCCACTTTCGGCGTTGTACGTCCTCACTACATTAGTACCCCACTCGAGAGGCTCGGCATCTTGGCGTCGGACCACCCACACGAGCGCTTTCACCGGGTGGTTGAAGTTAAGTCGGAAGTTGGAGGAACGAGTGGTCTCGGGACCGGTGTGCTGGAGCTGTTCGATGAGGTACTCGTGGGATGACTGGGCGAAACGGCGACGCTCGTCGGTGTCGAGGTAGACGTAGTCGACGAAAAGGCGGGGGTTGGAAATCGCGAGATTCTTGGTACCAGTGCTGAGATCGAGCTTGCCTTGGTCGCGGAACTGGATGTTGACCTTGACCTCGTGGTACTGGAGGGCGATGAGGGGCAGGGCCAGGCCCGGGTTGCGGCTGAAGAAGAACTGCAAGGGAATGTACAACTTCGTGGACTCCAGAGGAGTGGTGGTACCGGTGTCGCGGCGACCGATCATTTCCTTGAACCCGGCGCGCTTCTCCTCGGGGAGGGTCAGCTCGGACCAGATGTCGAGCCACTCTCCGTAATGCTTGTCGATGCGCTGACCGCCAATCTCGAGCTCGATGTGCTCAATGAGGGCGTGACCGAGGGAGTTGACCACATCGGTGTCCTTATTGACGGTGACCTCGAGCCACATATTAGTGACGAGATCCCCGTTGCGGCTGATGGTGCAGGTCACGCGACTACCGAGGGAAGCGTTACCGTTGAAGGTTTGTTCGATGGACTCCATGGCAAAGTTGGTGTGGCGGCGGTAGACCACCTTAAAGAAACTGATTTCCGGCTTGCCGGTCAGGAAGACGTCTTGGGCGCCGTAGGCTACAAGTTGCATAAGTCCTCCTCCCATGTTTGTTTGTTAATATTATTAAAGCAGAGAAAAAAAATACGTAGATTTTCAACGTGATTAGTTGCGCGCGGTTTGCATTAGAAAAATGAAGCTAAAGTACAAACCACAAAAAATGAATCTTCAAATCAAAAAGTTCAACCCTAAAACGATGCGGGACAATTCGGTGGTGGTGTATATCGCGAAGCGTATGAGCGGAAAGTCGACGTGTGTAAAAGATATCATGTATCACAAAAAGCACTTACCGGCAGGTGTGGTGATGTCGGGGACGGAGGAGGGTAATTGCTTTTATCAAGAGTTTGTTCCGGATTTGTTCATCTACAACGAGTTTCGTTCCGATGTGATAGAAAAAGTCGTGGCTCGACAACGTTCGCTCATCAAAAGCGGTGAACGCGACAGTCCCGTGTTTATTATCCTGGACGATTGCATGTACGACAAAAAGTTTTTACGCGAGAAGATCATGCGGCAAATATTTTACAACGGACGTCATTGGAATGTGTTTTTCATGTTAACCATGCAGTACTGTATGGACTTGTCTCCCGACTTGCGATCGAACATCGACTATATATTCGTGTTTAGAGAAAACATCTTACAGAATCGGGAGAAGATTTACAAAAACTTTTTCGGGATTTTCCCCACGTTTGACATGTTTAATCAGGTTATGGATGCTTGCACCGAAAACTACGAGTGTATCGTTCTTGACAATACGATCAAGAGTAACAAAATCGAAGACGTCGTGTTCTGGTACAAGGCTCGAATGTTCGATCCTAAAACATCCTTTCGCGTCGGGCACCCCAAGTTTTGGAGCGCCCACAATCGTTTGTACGACCCTAAACACGACGACCGTGAAATAAAGGACATACATAATCAATATCGTAAAACTGTTAAGAAAAACACAATCACAATCAAAAAGCAAAACTAACTCAGGGGAGTGTTTTCTTCTTCTTCGGTCACGGTCGGGGGATGGTGCATGTTATTCTTCTTTTGTTCTTCAAAGTGTTGCTTGACGAGTATTTGCTGTTCCTTGTGTCCCTGGATCAGATCGTTGAGGACCTTGTCCTGGTACACTTTGTCTTCGATTCGGTCGGTGTCGGGGGGAATCGGTAGCCACTTGTACATGTCCACTATAAACACATCGAACGTCGTGTCCACTTTGGACAGCTTGTCCGCATGACGTCTACCCTCATCCTCCGTCGCAAACACTCCACGAATTTTCAACGCGCACGTGCTGAATTTCTGATTCGACGTCGGTGACACGATCGAAATGAGCGCAAATCGCTGGCTCGGTATCTGTATCGTATCCTCTTCCAAATGATCAACCTTTTCCATTTTACAGATACAACGCGTCTATTTTTTAAATGATTTTTTTTTTCAAACGCTCTTGTGGAACACCCAGCCGGTGATTTTGCAAATATCGCGCCATATACAATCCTGTTGGTAGAGCTTCTCCCGGCTCTTCAATAAAGGGAACAGTTCCATCATATCAGTCTCACCGAGGAGCTCGCAGAACTTGTGTAAAATGTACGAATAACTGAAAAAGTTTTTCCGATTCTTCGGACAAACCTCTTCGAACGGCTCTTGGATGTCGTGAAACATGTTGACGAGGGTTTCGTACAGCTCACCGGAGATTACCGGAGGCGGCTTGCCACTGAGGATGTTTGTGATCTGTCGCGCGTGTTCGTAGAATTTGTTGAGGTTCAATTTTTTTAGGTACATCTTAACCTTGGCTTGTGTGACTTCGTTGACGCTAGCCACCCGCGCCTTTCTGAACTCCGCCTGCATCTTCGCGATGACGTCGTGTGGAATCTCCGAACGCTCCTTGGCTTGGAGTTGCGCGAGAAGTTCGCGCAAATGGTTGATGCGTTTGTACGCGAAATGTACACTCGTGTCCGTGTTCAGTTCTTGTTCGTACGTCAAACCGGACACGCTCGGTTCAAAATACACGTCGTGGTTTCCGCATTTTGAACACACGATGTACGACTCGTTCGTCGACAGGCGCATGGGAACGTCACAGTCGCGACACATAATTCCGCGGGTACCGATCGACGGCTGAAGATCCGCCGACGTGTGAATGTCCGCGCTTCCTTCCATCTTGTGCATGTACGACGTGAGCAACTGTCCGCGCTTGTTCTGCGATTTCTTTTCGACGTAGCTACAAATGGACGCTTGGTCGCTGCTTACGATTTGGGAAAACTCTTCGTCCGGGTGATATAGCTCGTTATGCTCCTGCAAGAC